CATATGCTGACATCGGTAGAGAGATAGGCATACATCGTAACAGCGTAGCTGACATCGAGCAACGGGCATTGAAGAAGATCAAGCACAAGCTAGAACAGAAGGGCTATAAACTGGAGGACTTTTTTAAATGATTGATTTTGTACTGGACATAGGATTATTTATTTGCTTACTTGGTTTGTGTGGATTAATTATTATGGTAGTGGATACTGTTATTGGGTGGTTGATTAAATGAATCTACAAACAATCCACGAAAGAACTGCTAAGTGGGTAGGAGATACTTGGCATGTATCGGATATACCTAGCTACTACTGGGAAGATGGTGTCACTAAATCACCCGTGTTTAGCACTTTAAAGTTAGCACTGGATTGGATTATTCAACACGACATAGAGAAAGGGTAGGACAGTGTCTATTTTGCTACGAGCATTTATCATGTGTGCATTTGTATTTGGTGTGTGGGTAGGGTTTATTGCGGGTCGTATGGAGTGGGATCATGAAGGATGTGTAGACTCACAAGGTACATACACACGATACGAGGCATGGTTATCTGTACGTCATGGCGTGTACCGGTGCTTTTGGATTGAGAAAGATTACCCACACAGAGTGAAACTACAAGGTGTAATTGATGTCAAGTAATTACATCAAGTGGGCAGGTACATTGCTGTGTCTTGTAGGTATCGCACTCACAAGTTTTAATGTGTACCCACTGAATGTGTTCTTGAGTCTGGTAGGTAGTGCACTGTGGGCATGGGCAGGTTACCTGCAGGATGACTTGCCATTGATTTTAGTAGAAGCTGTAGCTGTAACTTTATATTTAATAGGAGCCATTACATGGATGATGCAATGAAGTTGACTGAGTTACCCGAAGGGTTTGTACCTGTGAAGAAGGAGAGACCTAAGCTTGAGCGTAGGAAAGTAATCGTAGCACCCAAGGAAGAATACATACCTCTTACAGATGATGACATCGAGTCATGCCGTAAGGGACAAGACATCTTTGATTTTGCACGAGACATTGAGAATGTTATTAAGGAGAAGAACAAGCTATGAATGTACCCTATAACAACGGCAAGATTAAGATTGGTTCAGAGTACTATCTGAATCCACTAAGACCTAAGTACATTGAGCAGGATGTAGACATGCTTGAACTACAGAGTTACCTGATCCATGATCCAAGAGTTTTGAATAAGCACTACTGGACTGTACGTATCTATACAGTCACTGTATTGTTTATGTTAACTGTAGTACTGATGTCCACTTAACCACTGAAAGGAAGTAGAAATGAAAGTAACTTTTGAATTACCTGATGAGCAGACCGACAAGTTAGTTATCGCAACTTTGAAAGAGGCATACGAGTCCTGCGTTACTACCCTCATGCAGCAATCACGTCAGATGTTTGACCCGATTGAAGATGTGATTCGCAGGCAGGCTGCATTGTCTGAAGTCTTGTCGTACTACATGCTTACACCTGACTATTCAAACTACATTCGCCTGTGGAATACCAAGTTAATGGAGAATACATTTGAGAAGGAAGCCGAGGAGGAAAAGGAGGCAGACTAATGGCTAAGAAGAAACTGGTAGCTGTGATTGATGAGTACTACCAATCCTTAGACTATCGAGTTCTCTCACCCACTACTCAAAGGGACTATCGGTATTGCATCCAGACATTCCTAAGTACCCATGTACGTAGTAGGGATATATCCAAGATGTATATCGATTCACTTGATACCCCCAATGCCCAGACTGCATACAATAAATGGGCAGAAAGGGGTGTCCCATACGCCAACCATACCCATGCTGTAGTCAGTAAGCTGTACAACTATGCGATACAGCTAGGGTATGCCCAGATAAATCCGTTCAGCAAGGTATCTAAACGTAGGCATACGCCACGCAAAGTGGTGTGGACGAGGGAGGATATCAAGTTGTTCTTGGACACAGCCTACAGCCGTTTTAGATGGCGTAGCGTAGGTCTTATTGTGCAGATGGCATACGAGTGGTGTCAGAGGCTAGGTGATATGGCTAATCTGACATGGGATAACTACGATTTTGATAAGAGAGTATTGTACCTGCAACAATCTAAGCGTAGGGCTAGGGTGGAACTACCCACTACCGATGAGTTACATGAGATGCTGGTACAGCAGAAGGCTGACGTAGACTTTCAGCAATACATAGCACCTTACTGTAAGGACAATAGCATCATAGCCAAGCCGTATGACAGGAAGGCACTATCCGCATTAGGCAGGAGCATCATCCGTGCAGCAGGGTTACCCACGGAGTATCAGATTATGGACATGCGTAGGACAGGCACAGTCGAGATGATTGATGCCGGTGTATCCATGCCTCAGATCATGGCGGTTACTGGTCACGCTAATCCCCAGTCAGTAAAACCCTACATGAAAAATACCTTGACAAGTGCAAGGAATGCTGCTAAGCTCCGCTTTAACACGGCAGGTGATACAGTATGAGTGTTATGACTAACGTAAGGAATGATATGGAAGATACAAAAGAGTTCTTTGATAGAGCACGTAAGATAGCTAAAGATTTAGATGAACAATCATCTTTGAAATCAAATGAACATGGGTATTGCCCGAAGTGTAGTTCTGATTTAGATGGTGGTTCTATATGGGAACACTTCTTTGAGCAGACCAATTCAGAAGAGCAAGCAGACAAGATTTCTAAATCGTATGGTGCAGATAGAACCAAAGGACAATGGGGTAGGGCTATCGGGTTATACGACATGGAGTTAGACAGAACTACAGCATGGAAGTGTCCAGATTGTGGGCATCAATGGGGTCGCAGTTGAAAGTAAGGGCAGACAGCATGAACATGAATGATGAGTATGTGGTATGTTCTTTGGAACAAGCTGAAGCATTCGCAAATAAAAGATTAACAATGAAAGGAAATAAAATGAGCAGATACTGGGACATAAGTAATTCAATCGATGTCATTCAATACAAGCTAGAAAATCTAGCAAACACAGTAGAAATACTAGCGGGGGATACTGTTGATGATCCACTTAGTGGTGCACTCTGGATGGTAAGAGACGTAATAGAAATGCACACTAAGGCATTAGAGGAACTGTCAGCATCTGTAATGCAGGATCATGTCGCATCCAAGAAGACACCTACCGAGAAGAAAGCCAGTAAAAAATGACAGTTGATGTGCGTAGATACGTACAAGACCTAGACTTATCTCTGGGTCAGATGCACAGGGGTAACTGCCCTGCATGCAAGCGATACAAAACATTCACAGCTATCAATGACAATGGTAGGTTAATGTGGAACTGCTATGCCAATAGCTGTAATGTAGCTGGTGCTACACGCACACTCCTATCCGCAGGTGATTTGTACAAGATGATGCGAGAGGAAGTATTTCACAGTGACTTACCTATCCAATTCAATCTACCGGAGTGGATCGTTGTGGACTACGAAAAGCCGTATCTAAAAACTTTATGTGATCGGTACAAGCTAGATCCCCATTGGCTAGACTTACGCTATGACATTCGTGAGGATCGAATAGTATTCCCCATCCGACATGAAGGTAAGTTAGCTGATGCCACTGGTCGTGCCGGTCATCCTGAGACACAGCCTAAGTGGAGACGTTATGGTGAGGCACGTTTGCCATACATTGTAGGTGACTCAAGCGTAGCTATAGTCGTAGAGGATTGCATTAGTGCAGCCGTAGTCGATACGTTAGGTGGCACAGGCTTCGCCCTCTTAGGTACTGCACTCTTGGATGAACACAAAGATATGCTTTACAAGTACCCCACTGTTGTGGTAGCATTAGATCCTGACGCAATGAGTAAGACCCTGATGTTTACCCGTGAGTTAAGAGCCGGTGGTATTAATGCTAAAGCCTTAAACTTAGAAGATGACATCAAGTATCGAACTCCAGAAGACATAGATAAACTGAAGCAAATTATAGGAGAGTAAATGGAACTCACGCTGATTAGAAGTCTAATGAACAAGGACTTCTACGATGAGACAAGAGGAAACAGATGTCCTGAAAAGCTATTCACAAAAGATATACGCAAGATTAAATCCATCATTGACAGTGCGATGGAACAATACAAAAGAGATTTAACTGTCGATGAAGTTAAAGCATTATTCTTTGCAGCAAATCCCACACTAACTACAGCACAGAAACACTCATACGAATTGCAGTTTAATAAAATTCGTAATGAAGATGTCATGGGTTCTGATGTAGCTACAGAAGTACTAAGCAATATGTTCCGGCAGGTTGTTGGTGAGGAGATTGCTAACCTTGGATTCTCATACGTCAATGGTGATGAGACTACGATGGAACCACTGCGTAGCATATTAAACAATTATCAGGATGATTTCACACCATCGATTCGTATTGAGTACGTAGACAATAGCATTGACAATCTACTAGCTACATCTGCATCCAATACCAAGTGGAGATTCAATATCCAGTCACTGTTTCAGTCGGTCAATGGACTAGACAATGGCATGCTGTTTGTAATTGGTGCTCGTAGTAACGTAGGTAAGTCAAGCTTTCACAGTACGCTGTGTGCTGCACCACATGGGTGGGCTAGTCAGGGTGCAAAGATTTTAATCCTGTGTAATGAGGAGAAGCCTGAGCGTATAGCATCCCGTTACATGACTGCTGCTACAGGCATGACTATGGCACAGATTGTGGCAGATAAGAACACAGCACACCGTGCGTATGATCCTATCAAAGATAACTTAAAGTTTGTAGATGCAACTGGCAAGACAATGAAGTGGGCAGAGTCGGTAATCAAAAAGCACAAGCCAGACATTGTCGTAATGGACATCGGCAGTAAGTTTGCTGAGGATGGTGCTGCATCAAATAATCATGAGACACTCAAGGCTAATGCTATATACGCACGCAACATAGGTAAGCTATACGGATGTCTCGTTGTATATTGCACACAGTTATCGGCTGAGGCTGAGGGCAAGATTGTATTGTCACAGGCTATGATTGAAGGTAGTAAGACAGGACTTGCAGGTGAATCAGATCTAATGATTTTAGTTGCACGTAATCCACCAATGAATGACCAGACAGAGGATGACGGTATGCGGTACCTCAACATTGTAAAGAACAAGATTAGTGGTGCACACAGAATTGTAAACTGCGAGTTCGATTATCAAACAGGAGTTTACAGTTCATGATATTAACGCTTGACGTAGAGAACACAGTATCAAATCGAGGGGGTAAGAAACACTTAGACCCGTTTGAAACCGGCAACACATTAGTAATGGTGGGGTGCAAGCCTTTGGATATGCCTTGTCAGATCTACACCTTTGACCACACAGAAGTGCAAGAGGATACCAAGGCAAATCATACTGCAGTACAGGCACTGTTAGACAAGACTACACTTTTAATTGGTCACAATATCAGCCACGATTTAGTGTGGTTGTGGGAGTCTGGGTTTAAGTACGATGGTCTAGTGTTTGATACGATGCTAGGGGACTACGTATTACAGCGTGGTATTAAGATGCCATTGGACTTAGGCAATGTAGCTATCAGACATAATTGTGATGTACTAAAACAAGACACAATCAAGGAGTACTTTAAACATGGTTACAGCACTCGTGATATTCCTCACTCTGAACTTAGCATGTATCTTGAGCATGACTTGGGTGCTACTGAGGGGGTATATAAATCTATTCAGGAAAGATTAAAGACACCTCAAGATCAGGGACTGGCTGATACTATTCAGATGTCTAACGAAGTGTGCATCGTGCTATCCCGTATTTATCAAACAGGCATACGAGTAAACCTTGATGCATTGCAGCAGGTACGTATTCAGTTTGAAACTGAGAAGGCAGAGACGGAGAAGAGACTACAAGAACATGTACGTATGTTAATGGGAGATACGCCCATCAATCTTAATAGCCCTGAGCAGTTATCGTGGATAGTGTACAGCCGTAAACCACGTAGTAAAGATGCATGGGCTACAGCCATTACACCTTACATGAATGTTATTGATTTTAAAGAGGCTGTAAAGAGACACTTTGATATGGTGTACAAGACTCGTGCAG